CGGTGGTCGCCGTATCATTATCCATCATTTTGTCGCCACCAGCCAAGATCAGCCTGAACCAGCGTCAACTGGCCACGATCAGCCGAGACTGGAAACGATGGTGCCTGACCATGCCGGGTCACTAGCTGGACTTGTGGGGGACATGGCCCAGAAGGTACTTGGTGTCACTTTGATGCCATGGCAAATGCACGCTCTTGAAGGGATGCTTGCGGTTGACGCCGATAACAAGTTTGTGCATCGCTCGAGCCTTGTGTCGGTTGCGCGTCAAAACGGTAAAACCACAATCATCCAGGCGCTCATTCTGTTTTGGTTAGTTGAGATGCCAAAGATACGTGGCGGTAAACAGACCGTGGTTTCGGGCGCGCACAGACTTGACCTTGCATGTTTGTTGTTTGATGATCTCGCACCAATCCTTGAGGAGTATTACGGTGCCAAGATCGTCAAGTCGTACGGCCGTTATCAGGCCACAATGCCAGACGGCAGCAAGTGGTGGGTCAAAGCATTAAAGCCGAACCAAGGTCACGGCATGAGCATTGACCTAGTGATCGTGGACGAATTGTTTGACGTCAACCCCGACTCGGTTGAGGGCGGTCTGTTGCCGGCACAGCGCGCACGCAAAAATCCTTTGGCGTGTTTCTTCTCCACAGCTGGCACCGAAGAATCTGTGCTGTTCCAGCGGTGGCGTGAGGCAGGCATTCGAGCAATTGACAAAGGCGAACCGTCCACGATGTACATGGCGGAATGGTCGCCCGACCCAAGCCTTGACCCGCTGCATCCAGCGTCATGGGCGTGGGGTAATCCCGCACTCGGTCATACGTTGGACATGGACACAATTAGGCAAGAGTCAACCAACCCTGATCGTGCGTCGTTCTTGCGCGCATCCCTAAACCTTTGGGTGTCAGTCGTGCGCGGTTGGATTGAGCCAGGTCGTTGGCCGTCATTGGAATACACAGGGGACATCCCTAGCGGTGGCGTCGTGGCAATTGAGTCTTCGCTGGACGACTCCAGATACAGCGCGACCAGATGCGTTAACTTGTCGGACGGTCGGGTGCTTGTCACCGTTGCGTTTATTGCCGAGTCAATCACAGAGCTGTGGGACAACGTGCAAGAACTTGCTAAAGACCCGACGATTAGGTTTGCCTTGTCGCCGACCGTGGACGCAACCTGCCCACCGAACATTGAGCGCCGTCGAGTCGTCGTTGGCTATGCAGAACTTGGACGGTTTACACCGCTTGCCAAAAACATGATCGCCGAAGCGCGACTATTGCACACGGGAGAAAAACTGCTTGCCGAACATGTCCAGCGCGCCGTTGCTGTTCGCACCGACAACACGATCGTGCTATCAAGCAAACGATCACCTGGCCCGATTGAGTTAGCCCGAACAATGGTCTGGGGAATTGGCATGTGCGCGCGACCAGTTCACTCAGGTAAACCCATGCTCGTGGCCGTTAACCACTAACATTCTCGTCGGCGACCGCACGTTCTAGCCTTTTGTCGGAATCGGATTAGTCACGTGCGGTTGCCACCTATATGGCAGAGTGGTGTATATGGCGATCTTTAACAAAACCAAAAAAGCAGCAATAAGCCCAGCGCCAGCAAAGGCGGCTGCAGCTGGTGGCTTCGCACCTGGTTACTCGTCGTCAAATGTTGGCGTCAACATGATCGGCCAGTACTACACCTATCGAGAAGGTGAATTGAGGGCGGCGGCGGTGTCCATCCCTGCCTTGTCAAGGAGCCGAGACTTGCTGGCATCCGTAATTGGCTGCATGCCGTTGCGTATGTATAACGAAGTTTGGAACGAAGAAGAAGAAGAAATGGAGCGCAAATATATTGCGCCTAGGAGTTGGTTGCGTCGCCCAGACCCGACCGTTAACTACAACTTCCTAATGTCGTGGACGTTTGACGACCTGTATTTTTACGGGCGCGCATTCTGGTACATCACGTCGCGCACAGCTGACGGGTATCCAGCGTCCTTTACTCGACTCCCTGCCGGCAGCGTGACCACCACCGACATGTCTTCTGGAATGTGGTTTGCTCCGTCTTCGCAGGTGTATTTCCAAGGTGGAGAAATTGACCCTAAAAACCTCGTGCAATTCTTGTCGCCGACTCAAGGTCTTGTGTATTCATCGCAAGCCGCTATTGAAACTGCGCTCAAGATTCAAGAAGCCAGAGCGCGCAATGCATCTTCAAGCATTCCTGCTGGCGTACTAAAGCAGACTGGTGGTGAACCGCTAAGCGCGCAAGAACTTGCTGATCTTGCTGCAGCGTTTAACGCCGCGCGCGCAACCAATCAGACCGCCGCACTAAACGAATATCTGTCTTATGAGCCAACCACAATGTCACCAGACAAGATGCTTTTGATTGAGTCAGCGAACTACAGCGCATTGGAAACTGGTGGCCGTATTGGAAACGTACCGCCATACTTGCTCGGAATATCAACTGGGTCTTATGCCTATTCCAGTTCACAGAATGCACGTATGGACTTGTTGTTTTTCGGCATCAAAATGTACGCCGACGCAATTGCAGAAACATTGTCAATGAACAACATTCTTCCAAATGGAACCTTTGTTGCATTCGACTACGAGTCGTACATTGAGGAAAACTATTTAGCCGACACAATGGAAAACACACAAACAGTTATTGAAGATAACTCGCCAGAGGAGATGCCATCATGATCAAACTAATCGCAGGAGATTTCACGCTTGACGCCGCAATCGGCGAAGCACCAAAGCGCACGATCTCTGGAACCGCAGTTCCGTACAACGTGCCGGCAACAGTTTCGGATGGCACAGCTGTGATCTTTAAGCCAGGCTCATTGCCAGTCGAAGGCAAAGCGCCGCGCCTGTTTATGTACCACGATGCCAGCCAACCAGTAGGCGTTGTCACCGAGCGCGTGGACACCGAAGAAGGCATGATGTTCAGCGCCAAGATCAGCGCAACGACCCTAGGCAATGACGCTTTGGTCATGGCCTTGGACGGCACCATTGACCAAGTATCTGTGGGCGTAAATCCAACCAAGTTCTCGTATGACGAAGAAGGCACAATGATCATTGAGTCAGCCGACTGGATGGAATTGTCCCTTGTTCCGATCGGCGCATTTGGCGATGCCGCAAACATCACCAAGGTCGCTGCGAGTATCCACCAAGAGCCAGAAGAAGTAGTGTTAAATGAAGAAGTAGTCCCAGAACAGGAGATAGAACCCATGTCAGAAGTAACCGCACCAGCAGTTGAGGCAACAATCCCAACCGCCCCAATTTTTGCACAAGCTAAAAAAGAATTTGTATTGCCAAGCGCTGGCGAATACATGGCCGCTTACCACATCGGTGGCGACACGTTCGCAAACATCAACAAGGCTGTTGCCGAATACACAGCATCAAAGAAAACTCCATTGCAAGCAGCTGCAGGTGACGTGCTCACCACAGATACACCTGGTCTTTTGCCAGTTCCAGTTCTTGGGCCATTGGTTCAAGACCTCAATTTCATCCGTCCAGTAGTTGAAGCATTGGGTGCACGCGCTTATCCAGACGGTGGCGCACAAAAGACGTTCATTCGTCCAACCATTACCACGCACACCAGCGTTGCTGCACAGTCAACTGAATTGTCAGCAGTATCCGCAACGACAATGGTCATTGCGTCGAATTCGGTGGCAAAAACAACCCTAGCGGGACAGGTGACCCTCTCCGAACAGGACATCTCGTTCACGAGCCCCGAAGCAATGTCACTCATCCTCAACGACTTGATGGGCGAATACATGATCGCATCGGACAACTTTGCTGCAGACGCATTGCTCACCGCAGCAAGTGCATCTGGAGTTTGGGACGGCACCGTTGCTGATTTGCTCAAGTCCGTTTACGACTCCGCAGTTGACATTTCAAATGGCCGTAACTTCACCCCAACACACATGTTTGTTTCACCAGACGTATGGGGTCAACTCGGACAACTTGCAGACACAACTGGCCGTCCAGTATTCCCATTCATCGGCGCAGGCCTCACCGGTCAGAACGCACTCGGTGGCGGAAACGCAACGTCATGGAACGGAAACCCACTTGGTCTCCAGCTTGTAGTTGACAGCAACTTTGCAGCCAAGACCATGGTCATCACCCGCGTTGGTGCTGGTTCAGGCGATGCCTTCGAATTTTATGAGAGCATCAGGGGCTTGCAGTCACTCCAGACCCCATCAACCTTGGGCAGGGTCATGAGTTTCCACGGCTTCGTTTCAACCTTCGCAGCAATCCCAGGAATGATTCGCAAGATCACCCAGGCCTAGTCGAGAGCGGAGCAACCGCTCATGGCTACATACACAGTTACTAACAAGTACCTGATTGACAACTTTGCCGTACTGCAACTCCTGACCCCATCGGAGATTGCAGTCGGCAGTTCAATCACGGTCGCTGGAGTTGACGCAACATTCAACGGCACTTACTCGGTGCGCGCATTGCCACAGTATTTGTTCCTTGGTATTGATACACAGGGCGACCTGCTGTACGACTATCAGGTGCCGATCGCTGATCAGGTGCTTTATGCCAAGACCGCAAGCGATGTTGAGCGTGTCGCCGCGTCTGGGACTGTTGCCAATGACCCTGTTTGCACGTGGGTAACTGCCGCGCAGGTTATGTCTTACCTTGGCATCACAATTACAAACCCATCAGACGATTACACGTTGCTCACGCAATCGGTGTCAGCTGGCAATCAGTTCTGTTATCGCAGGCGTCAGGAATCGGGCTATATCGACTCCCTAACGACTTCACCTGGCGGTGACGCAACATTGGGCACTTTGATGTATTGCGCCGCTCTGTGGCGCTCCAGAGGGTCAATAGAGGCAACCTACGCCACGTTTGACGGCATGGGTTCGGCACCACAGCAAAGCCTGACCCCGATCGTTAAGCAGCTGCTTGGCATCCCTCGTCCAGCGGTTGCCTGATGTCGTACACCGACCTGTTTAACGAAGCAATTGATGATGTCACCGCAACGCTGACTGCGGTCTCTGGACTGCGCGTTGTAAATGACCCAACCAAACTTGCACCTAATTGCGTGTACCTTGACGCGCCAAGTTTCACCACGTTTGCTGGCAACGGCAACATCGTTCGCATGGAGTTTCCGATCAAGGTCATTGGCTCTGGGCCTGCAGGTCTGCCGGTGCTCCGCTCAATCTTGAGCATTGTCGCAACCGTGCTTGGCTCGTCAATCATCGTCATGGGTGGCCGTCCATCAAGCCTTGAAATCGGTGGGGCGTTGTACCCGTGCTACGACCTTGATTGCGCTATTCAAGCCCAGACCGCATAATCCACAACTACCGAATACAAATCATCTACTATCAGATCAGAACTTAAGGAGCAAACATGCCAGCATCAACTTACCTCTCGAATCCAACCGTTAAAGTCGGCGCCGCAATCGGCTCCATTGTTGACATCACCGACGATGTTGTTAGCGCAACTCTGACGGTCACCGCGGAAGCGCTCGAAGATACGTCTTTTGGCCAAACATCCCGCACCATGACGGCGGGGTTGTTCTCAAATAGTTTGACCCTGACGGTCTTCGCATCCTACGCATCAAGCCAAACTTATGCGACATTGTCGCCATTGTTGGGCACTAAGTGCACCGTCAAAGTAAACCCAACCAGCGCTGCAGACGGCGCAACAAACCCTGGCTTTATTTTGACTGACACATACCTTGCATCAATCCCTGTTATCAATGCGTCCTTGGGCGAGTTGTCGCAATGGGATATCGAGTTTCAGGGCGGCACATACAGCGTTGACGTCACACCGTAATTAACGGCTCCGAGCCGACATAGGAGAACAAATGAAAATCAAGTTGCAGTTAAAGCGCACACCCGACAGCGCCCCAGAGTATTACTACACAAACCTGTTTGTGGTCACGGAATGGGAACGGCTTGAACGTCGCAACATTCAACAGCTCTCGGCAAACCCGTTGTATTCGGATTACGCCTGCTGGATGCACACAATTCTTAAGATTAAAGGCGAGCAAGTTGGTGACAACTGGCGCGAATGGTTAAGCAAAAACCCTGACATCGACATCTTGCCGGTATTGGACGAGACAGACCCAAACCCTACGGACGCGGCACCTACCGCCGCCAACTAGCAGAGGTATTGGTCGCGGTCGGTTGGTGGCCTAGCGACATTGCGTTTGACTCACGGGACTTGGCAACCGTCATTAAAGTGCTTAACGAGGCAAACAAAAAAAGAAGGTAGTCATGCCATACAGAGGTTATGTAGAGCAAGGGCGCGGCATTGAAACGACGGTACAAGTAGTCGGAATTAAGGACGCCCTAAAGACCTTAAACAAAATTGACAAATCTTTGCGTCGAGAAATTACACGCGATTACAAAATGATTGTTCAAAACGTAGTTGACGATGCCTATCAAGCAATCCCATTAAAAGAACCTTTGAGCGGTTGGTCGCGCAAATGGGCACCTAAGCAATACGAGATTTTTCCTTGGAGCAACAACAACCAGGTCAAAGCAATGATTAACACCAAAAAGGTCAAAGAATACGCAGGGCAAAATGTCAACCTTGCAACTTTTGTGGTTAAGTGGCTAAACCCAGACGCTGGATTGTTTGACTTTTTGACTAACGGCATAATGGGCTCACGTCTTAACGCCAAGTTCGGACAACCATCCCGAGTAATGTGGAAAGCATGGGAGCGCAACAAGGACGACGTCAATCAACGCATGACCGACCTAGTGAAGCGCGTCATGGACAAGACTTCTAAGGAGCTGATGTAATGGCTGTAGTACTCCCCATCATCTCCGAGTTTGACGGCAAGGGCATTAAGAAAGCAATCAAACAGTTTCAGCAACTTGAAACAACAAGCGAAAAAGCCCAGTTTGCAATTAAAAAGGCTGCAGTACCGGCAGCTGCCGCGCTGACTGGTTTAGCCGTTGCCATAGGTGACGCCACTCAGGCCGCAATGGAAGACCAACAAGAGCAGGCCGCTTTAGCTCTTACTTTGCAAAATGTGACTGGCGCTGGCGCTGCACAGACCGCTCAAATCGAAGAACAGATCAGCGCAATGTCTCGAGCGTCTGGCATTGCTGATACCGAATATCGCAAGTCACTTGAAGCACTTGTGCGCGGTACCAAAGACGTTGATTTGGCCATGAAAGACATGAACCTTGTCATGGACATCAGCACAGCCCTACAAGCGGACAGCACTACCGTCGCTGACGCCCTTGCAAAGGCATATCAGGGCAACTTTAAGGCGCTCCGATCATTGAGCCCAGAAATGGCAACAATGATTAAAGAAGGTGCAACCCTTGAGCAGGTTATGGATGTGCTCGGTGGGACGTTTGGCGGCTCTGTGGCAAAAAACGCTGAAACCGCTGCAGGGAAAATGGCAATCTTTAAGAACTCAATTGCCGAAACTAAAGAAGGGATTGGCGCGGCGTTTTTGCCTGTGCTTGAAAAAGTTTTGCCGTACATGCAAAGGTTTGCGGATTGGGCACAAAACAACCCACAAGTGTTTACTCGAATTGCATTAACTATCGGAGCAATAGCGGCAGCAGTAGTTGCGTTAAACATTGCTTTAGCAACTAACCCGTTTATTTTGGCAACCGCTGCGGTAATCGGATTGGCTGTTGCGTTTAACAAACTTGTAGATGCAATGAGCGCTATTAACAGCATCGGCGGTCTTGCAGCAAAAATTCTTGGCGGACTAGCCATGCCAGTAATTGGCAATGTTGCAAACATTATTGGTGGATTACCTGATCTTGCAAAATTGATTCCTGGTGTAACAGAAGCACCACGCCCAACACCTGGTCGCATGGGTATTCCGCGCATGGCTGAAGGTGGCATTGTCAGCTCCCCTACTCTTGCCCTGATCGGCGAGGCAGGCCCAGAAGCCGTTGTGCCGTTAGATCGCATGAATACTGGCGGGGGAGTGACCGTCAACGTCACAGGCGGACTCTCGACTAGCGCCGAGATCGGTCAAGCCGTGGTCAACGCATTGCGCGCCTATTCACGGAGTGCAGGGCCGTTGGCTCTGAACATTGCCTAATGCCAGGCGTCGCTGTTGTTGATTCAGGTAACTATGACCTGCAGATCGCTACAGGATTTAACGTCAACGCGTTTACTCTTGACGACACAACCAAAGGCGTTCTAGATAACACAACTTATGTGCTAGACGGCAATACCGAGTTTGCAAGCGTCATGGATTCAACAACAACAATCACCGTCAAGCGCGGCAGACGCGATATTGGCGACACGTTTAGCGCCGGCACGATGACATTCACCATTCAAGACGTGGACGGCATTTTTAACCCGTTTGACGAGAACAGCCCGTATTACGACACAGCAGAATCTAAGCCTGGTCTTGCACCAATGCGCCAGGTCAAGTTAATTCGATACAGCTCTACCGATGTTGCCGAGTTGCTGTACTCGGGATTTGTTGTCAACTACGACTACAACTTTGCGCTCGGCGGTCTTGACACCGTGACCGTGTATTGCGCTGACCAGTTTTACCTACTCGCACAAACATTCCTAGACGAATTAAACGTCACCCCAGAGACATCAGGCGAACGCATAGAAACTGTGCTTGACCTGCCAGAAGTTGACTTTCCAGCCTTAGCGCGCGACATCTCAACTGGCACCGTCAATCTCGGCCATGACGCTTCCTACACCGTGCAGGCTGGCACAAACGTGCTGCAATACATTGCCCAGATCAACGACACCGCCGAGTTTGGTCGCCTGTTCATGTCCCGTGATGGCGTGCTCACATTCCAAAACCGCATCGGCAACACGCTGTCTGCATCTGTGGCCGACTTCCATGATGACGGCACCGAATACAAATACAACGGCGTAGGCATCTCATTCGAGGCGGACGCTGTAGTTAACCGCGTGGTCATAACAGGACTGGACGGTAAGACGGCAACAGCCACCGACGCAGGCTCAATCGCCACATACTTCATTCAGACCAACAGCATCACAAACAGCCTGCTACACGTCCAAGGAGAAATTGACACCGCCGCGTCTTACCTGTTGAACCCTGAACCCGAAGCCAGGTACACCAGCGTAGAAACCGCATTCCTAATGCTGACCACAGCCCAAAAAGACACCCTGGCAACCCTAGAAATAGGCGACACCATCACCGTACAAAAGACATTCCCGAGCGGTGCCGGCACAACCCAACTGGCACAAGAGCTGTCTGTTGAAGGCATTGAGCATTATTTGGATTTTTCTACTGGACACCGTGTCATGTACAGCACCGCGCCAACCACGATCGTGTACGAGTTAATATTGAATGACGCCGTATATGGCACACTCGATGCAGAGAATGTCTTAGGATAGGAGCACTATGCCGATCACTACATACACCGCAGGCGAAGTTCTCACAGCAGATTCACTCAATGCCAACTTTGCGGCGGGTGGTCTTCAACTTGTAAAAACACAAACCATTGGAACTGCTGTCAGTTCTGTGGCTGTGACAGGGGCGTTTAGCGCAACTTATGACGCTTACAAAATCTTGATAACTGGCGGTGTTGGTAGTGCTAACGGAAGTTTGCAAGTGCAAATGGGTTCAACGACTACTGGATATTACGGTGGCGCAATCGGTGTATCTTTTGCTGGCGTGTCTGACAATATCGGACAAGCAAACGGAGCAAATTTTACAAACTTTGGTAGAGGTTCAGCAGACGGTCTTTATCTAAATATGGATTTGGGAAACCCATTCCTTGCTAAAAACACTTTTGCTCAATCCACTTGGATTGTAAACCTGACAACAGGCAGAGCAAGAATAAATGGGTCATATCTAAACGACACAACTTCTTACACAGGCTTCACGATAATTCCTGAAACTGGAACACTTACTGGTGGAACTATACGCATTTACGGATATGTAAACAGTTAGGACAACAAATGACATACGAAGAAGCCGTAGCAATGTATCCACGCAACGAAGTGTTTATACAAACTGACGACAAAGAACGTCAAATGACACCTGCAGAATACGAAGCATTTATTCAACGTCAAGTTGATTACGTCCCATTGTCGTAATGCGCTGGCGTTACCTCATCGGCTACGCCGCGCTTATAGCGGTCGTTGTGTGGGGATGCTCTGGATGTAGTTATGACGGCTCCTACCGCTATCCATGCCAAGACCCAGCCAACTGGACTAAACCAAAATGCGAACCACCGATCTGCAACCCATCTGGCACATGCACAAGGGATTTAATTTATGAGACCACGCCTTAAACCCGAGGAGCTGCACGCTCGACTAATCGTGGTAGTTGGCATCATCCTTGCAAGCGTGTTTGCCATCACCGTGCTTGGCTTTGTTTATGCGCTCATGTTTGTGACCCAACCAATCGGCCACCAAAGCCCTAACGACTCCGCATTTATAGATTTGCTATCAACCCTGACCGTATTTATGACCGGCACGTTGTCAGGCTTAGTGGCCTCAAACGGGCTAAAGTCAAAAGCAAAAGAAGGAGCTAAAGATGTTGAAGCCTAAAGACAAAGCCCTACTTGCCTCATACGGTCGCTCAATGCTTGCTGCCGTTGTTGCACTCGCGGTAACAGGCAACACCGACCCATCCGCATTGTTAGCAGCTGCGATCGGCGCGGTCTGCCCAACAGCGTTGCGCTACTTTAACCCTAAAGACATGAAGTTTGGTCGTGGCAGTAGCAAAGGCTAAGGCTGGCGTGCCAAACGCACGCGACTACATAGGCAACGCCGACGGTGCATCACCAGCGCCCCGTGCCGGCATGAACGAATGGATAAAGCAAGCAATTGCTGCATCGAATGGCGCGCTTTGGAACAACGGTTCTTGGGGTCAACGTGACATGCGCGGTAAGCCAGGTTCTTTGTCGGTTCACGCAACTGGCAGAGCTGTAGATCTGTCGTATCGCAAATCTGAAAAGAATCCAAAAGCAGGACGCAAAGAAGCGCTGGTCTTTATTGACAAACTTGTTGCCAATGCAAACGAACTCGGTCTGCAATGTATTTTGGATTATTTCCCAGAACCACAGGGTCGAGCATGGCGTTGCGATCGATACGCATGGCAAAAGTACGACAAGCCGACAATCCACGGCGCACCAGGTGGCGACTGGTTCCACATTGAAATCACACCACAGGCCGCCGACTCGGTGATCTGGGTAAAAGCCGCATTCTTAAAGGTGTTCGGGGAAATCCCACTCAAGGCTTGATCTATGTTCTAGGGTCGGAGTACCGACAAAAGGACAGGCAATGACTGACATCCAGATATTCGACTACAGCGTCTATACGGGAGTGATGGACAACGGTCAAGAAATCTTGGTGCAAATCTTCACCAACCCCGACTCGGGAAAGTTCCTTATGGGACAAATCGCATTCAGAATGGCATCCTCATCATGGGGCATGCCCATACCTTTGGAGAAACGATGAACTATTTTGCAGAGAAAATCATTGGGCTAGTGCTTTGTACGGTTTTCGGCTTTACGGTCGCTGTGGGGGCTCCAGACGCGTCTGGTAGCCCGTCTGGGACTATCGCTTTAGCGCCATTTTTGATAGAACCAAGCACCACGACATCGAGCACGTCGTCCACGATTTACATTGACCCGTACAGCTCGGCTTGTGAGCAGTTCAGCGCGCTTGCCGTAAACCTTGGCTGGCCTGCCGATCAGCGCACCGTGCTCGAATCGGTGATGTGGCGTGAATCAAATTGCACACCAAACGCATACAACAGCAAAGACCCAAACGGCGGGTCGCGTGGACTAATGCAGATCAACGGATTTTGGACACCATGGCTTACTGATGCCGGCATTATTACCAAAGCAGAAAACCTGTTACAGGCTCAAACTAATTTGATCGCAGCGTTAGCGATTTACAACTACGGCGTTGACCGTCACGGTTACGGCTGGGGGCCATGGAGTGCAACAAAATGAGTGAAGGTGTGGCATGGAATCAAGGCGAACTATCAGAAGAAACCCGACGAATGGTAATGGAGCAAATGATGACAACAAAACACGA